TTCAATACTATAGATGGAACATCATTCTCAGCACCTATAGTTGCGGGTATTGTTGCTGCATGGTGTGGTAAAAATGGTTACACATTAACTACAAATAATCTAACACAATTAGCAAAGTCTTTATTCAGAACTACGGGATCAACTGGTGATATTAGGACTGCAACTCATGTCAACTATCCTACAAACAGTATAGTAGATAAGAAACTTATAGACAATCCATATGTCACTTTCCAAGGTAGTGATTTTGTAGAGGTCAAATTTAATCCAGCTGACTCATCTCATTTTTTAGGAAATGTAGGTAAAAAAGTACAACTTAGAACCACAGGTTCTACAGCAGGAGCAGGATCTTCTACACCAACAGTATGGAATATAACAACGACAGGACCTTCGTCTAGTTATTACACTCTTAACGGAACAGATAGAAATGGTTCTGTTAGCGGTAATAACGCAGGAGTAAGTGTATATGTAGGTGATACAATCAACTTTAACTTAAGCAACGTATCAGTTATTCACCCATTTTATATCAGAGTATCAAACGGTGGTAGTAACGTAACAACTCCAACTGCTAGTGGTCAAGGTTCTACAGGTAACGCAACAGTATCTTGGACACCAAACACAGCAGGAACATATTATTATCAGTGTAGTAATCACGGTGGTATGATCGGAACTATCACGGTGTCAAATGCACCTGGCGGTAGTGGTGGTGTTATAGTTGGCGGTATAAACTTATCTACATTATCACATTCTGGTTGGTTAAACATTGCAGCAGAGAGTGCTGTTAATAATAGTATTACAATACAAGCACCGAACAATGCTACTGCAGGAACAACTGGTGGTGGATCAAATAACTATCTCGCACTGATTAATTCAGAAGGAAAGACACATGAAAGTTATGACGGTGTTGTATCAACATCAACATCTTTAACATCATCAACGGATACGCAAGAACAAGCAGGAACATCTTCTCCTGTAGTTTATTATCCTGTAGACTCAGGTGTTGACTTTAACTACAATGGTAGTGGTGCAAGTCTGACAACAGCAAGGGGTGCTTTCTATCCTTTCATAGACACAACTGTAACTTGGCAAACTTCATCTGGAACATTCTCTGGAAGTCCATATGCTAATGGTGCAAGTGTAAACCTTGACCTTGGTTTATCTGGAACCACTTTTGCTAATGAACCAACCTTTGAGGCATACACATTAAGTGGTGATTCTATCGGTGCAACTGGTTTAACATTCAATACGTCAACAGGTAATTTATCTGGAACAGTTACATCAAATTATCAAGATACAACTTATAATTTTACAGTCACAGAAAATGTAACAGGTAATGCACAGGCATATGCATTTACTACAACTGGAACTGGTGTTCTAGTTTCTATTACACAACAACCAACAAGCGGTAGTGTAGAGGCGGGATCTGGTGGAACAGTTTCCTTCGGACCTGTAGCGGGTATTAGTGATGATGGATCTACAATTACATTCCAATGGGAGTTCTCAGTTAACGGTGGTGTAGGTTGGGCAACAGTATCTAATGGTGGTGGATATAGTGGAGCAACTACTAATACATTGACTGTGGATGATGATTTTGCTAAAAACACTTACCAGTATCGTTGTAAATTAGATACAAGCACTGCAGTTCAACCTTCATACACAAACGCAGTTACATTAACAGTATTCAGAACAATTACAGTTGATACACAACCAGTCAATTCTACACCAATTGCTCCTGCAGCAGGATCATTTACAGCAGTTGGTTCTACATTGGATAGTGCCACAATTACATATCAATGGCAAAAGTCTGAGAATGGTGATGGTATAAACTATGTCGATATAAGTGGTGCTAACTCTACAACTTATACTACTGGTTCTACAACCTATGATGATAGTTATGGTGATTTTTACCAGTGTAAATTAAATGCAACAGGTGCAAGTGAGGTCATATCATCTGCTGCTAGATTGTTTGTACAAAGAACAATCAATATTACATCACAACCTGTAAACGCAACAGGTGCAGTTGGAGGAACATCGTCGTTTGGTGTTGCTGCTACTACATCTGATAATGATGCAGGAGATATCACATACCAATGGCAAGTATCTATTACAAATGGATCTACATGGTCTAATGTATCTGAAGGAACTGGTGGAACAACTACAACTTATACAACACCTACATTAACTACAGCGTATGATGAATACCAATATCGTTGTTTACTTTCTTGTGCGGGAGCAACAACTATCCCATCTAATGCTGCCACATTACAGGTAGAAACTGTAACAGTTGTTGTATCATCCCAACCAAGTCCTGCAACAGTTGATGAAGGACAGACCGCAACATTTACTACACTCGGTGGTGTAACAATGGCACCTGTAGGTGGTAACGCTGCATCATCTTCGTTCGAGGTAGATCAATTTGATACACCAGCTGGAGGAGGTGGTGGTGCAGAAGGTATGTCATCTCACACACCTGGCGTAACATATCAATGGGAAAAATCAGATGATGGTGGAGGCAACTGGTCAACACTTGGCGGTGCAAACTCAGCATCATATACAACAGGACTTACAACATATGCAGATGATCATAATGATCAGTATCGTTGTGTTATCAGTGCAGTTGGTGCTGCTAGTCCCGCAACAACTAACGCAGTGGCACTAACAGTTCAAAGAACATTTTCTATTACAGCACAACCATCAAACGCAACTGGAAACGAGGGTTCAACTGCACAATTTACAGTTGCCACAACTTCAAGTAGTGGAACAGTAACTTATCAGTGGGAGAGATCTGATGACGGTGGTGCAAATTATAGTTCTGTAACTGGAGCAACCAATGCATCATATACCACACCAACTCTAGTATTTGATAATGATAATCTAGATCGTTATAGAGCAGTTGCTTCTCTTGTGGGTGCTGCAGCAGATATTACTTCTACCCACGGAGAGTTGACCGTTTTACGTGTTATATCAATATCAACACAACCAAACTCTACCGCAGTCATTGAGGGTGGTAATGGCACATTTACTATTGTTGCAGCAATAACAAGTGGAGTATTGGCATACCAATGGCAGAAGTCAATTGATAGTGGAGCAAATTGGACAAATATAAATGGGGCAAACTCAGCAACGTATGTAACTCCTGCTACAGTTTATCCAACAACTCCTTCAGAACAGTTCCGTTGCGTATTGACAAACTCTAATGCAACTACATTAACATCTGATGCTGCAACATTAACTGTTAATGAATCTGAATTTGTATCAGGACCTGCAACTGTAACACCAGTTATTGATGCAGATACAAATAGAACATTCTCTAGACAACCTGTTATAAACACTACACCATTTATTGTTGAGTATGCAGGGTCTACTCACTTCTCTAGTTTCTGGAGAATCAGAAGAGTTGTAGATAACGTGACAGTATATGATACAAGTGGAACTTTTGCTAATGGCGATACTGGTAATTTAACATCGTTTACAGTCCCTGTGTCAACATTAGATTTTGATACTGCGTATTCTATTCAAGTTAAGTTCAGAGATAACAATGGATTGGAGAGTGCATACTCTGCTGCAGTAAACTTTACAACACCTTTAGTTGACCAACCAGAGATACAAACTATCACTCCTGCATTTAATCCAACAATCAATGTTGATGCTATTGCAATGAAGTCTGGATACCAACATACATCTAGTGATTGGCAGTTTTCTCCTGCAAATACTTTTGGAACCATAGTACATCAATCTCTTGGTAACTCAACAAACTTAAATTCTTACACATTGCCAGGTGCAGTTAACCTGACTGCTAATACTACATATTATGTAAGAATTAGATTCAACATCAATCCTACCTAACATGGCAACTCCATCAAGCAGACAAGGACTTATAGATTATGCATTACGTCAAAACGGTGCACCAGTCCTAGAAATAAACATCGAGGATGATCAGATCAGTGATCTAGTGGATGATGCTATCCAGTTTTATAATGAGAGACATATGGATGGTTACATTAGAACTCATCTAAAAGTTCAGTATAGTCAACTAATGCTAGATGCCATGACTACAGATACTGATACTACTGTTACATCTGGAACATCTAATAATCAGACTCTTACATTCAAAGAACAGAACAACTATATTAAAATGCCACCATACGTAACAACTGTGGTCAAGGTATTTGATTTTGTATCTAAGAATGTCACAAACTTATTTGACGTTAGGTATCAGTGGAGATTGAATGACCTTTGGGATCTTACACAGACAGAGATTCTTACATATGAAATGGTCAATAGAAGATTAGAAGATATCTACTATCTGTTAGAAGGACAGAAACAGATTAGATATCAGATGCGTGGTGATAGATTATATCTTGACTTAGACTTTAAGACTGACGTTCCTGCAGATCAGTTCTTAGTTCTAGAATGTTACAGAGCAGTTGATCCTACACAATTTACTGATGTTTATAATGACATTTGGTTAAAGAGATATGTATCTGCACTTATACAGAGACAGTGGGGTGCGAACTTAATTAAATTCCAAGGAGCACAGTTGCCAGGTGGAATCACGATGAATGGTGAGTTTATATACAACGAAGGCAAAGCAAAGGTAGAGAAGTTAGAAGAAGAGATGATCTCTCGTTATGAAACACCACCACTAGACATGATCGGATAATGGCAAGAACCACTTACTTTACTCATGGCACTAGGAACGAACAGTTTCTATTGCAGAACTTAGTAGAAGAACATCTCAAAATGTTTGGGATGGATGTCTTATACTGCCCTAGAGAGATAATGCAAAAGGACGGTGTGTTCAATGAGGAAGTAATTGGTGAGTTTAATGATGCATATTTGATAGAGGCATACATGGAAAACTTTGATGGTTTCCAAGGTGGTGGAGATATACTTACAAAATTTGGTGTAGCACAGACTGATGAGATAACTATGGTTATATCTCAACAAAGATTCTCGGATCTTATATCACAATTCCTTCTACTTGATAAAGATTATCAAGCACCAGAGAGACCACAAGAAGGAGATCTGATATACCTTCCATTAACAAGTAATTACTTTGAAATAAAATTTGTAGAGCATGAAGAACCATTCTATCAGTTAGGTAAAGGTTATGTATATAAATTGAAAGCAGAACTATTTGAATACAGTGATGAGAAAGGAGATGTATTCGATAGTGATGAGGATCTAGTAGATTACGGTTACACTGTTAAGCACTACTATCTTACTACTGCAGGAACTAATGCAACTGGAACTCCTGTAGTAGATGGTGGTGCATTGACTAATATATTCATCAGCGATAATGGTAGTAAATATAATGAAACTCCTCTAATAACTATCACGGGAGATGGCACGGGTGCGACTGCTGAAGCATTTATGGTAAACATAACTGTGAGTGGTGGGTCACCAACTGCATCTGCTGTAATCAGAGCAACAGTCAAGGAAGGGCAAATAAGATCTGTAGACATACGAGATGGTGGTAATGGATATGATGAAGATAGAGCAACTTTAAATGTATCAGCACCTGATAGTGGTGGTATAGCAGCAACATTAGTTCCTACTTTTACCAATGGAACATTGACTTCAATCAATATTTTGAGTGGTGGTTCTGGTTACAAGAGTGTAAGACTTATAGATATTACTAACGGTGGCAGTGGATAT